GGAAGTAACGCCTATGACACCAACGGACACAGCCAAGGCCCAATTTGAAACAAATTTTCCTAGACTCAATGCGGCAAGCTCAGACTTAGGGGGTCTATCTCTTGTGGACCGTGTGATCTGGCAGGAGAGCGAGAACGATCCGTATGCCGTTAGTGGTTCCGGAGCGGCTGGCCTTATGCAGATTATGCGTCCTACAATGGAGGACCCCGGCGATGGATATGGTATCACACCCATGGATTGGGAAAAAGACCGCTTTGATCCAGAGAAAAGCCGGAGATTCGGGTCAGAGTATCTGGAAGCCATGCTGAACAAATACAACGGAGACATAGAGCTTGCCCTGATCGCCTATAACGCAGGGATGGGTCGAGCCGATGATTTCATTGAAGCTGGCCGTGACTACGAGCCCTTCCGTGGCTACACTGATGAAGCCGGTGTCTACCATCCCGGCTGGGCAGACGAAAGCGAGGACTACGTTAAAAAGATCATGGGCGATCAGCAATATGATGAGCTTCCCCCTATGCGAGAGTTGAGTATACCCCCTCTGCCAACGGAAAAGGGAATACCTCAAAACCTAGAAGACTCAGATACATAGGGAAGTAACATAGATGCCTTGGCGTAATGTAGGAAATGTGGTACAAAAGAAAGTAGGCGGTAAATGGAAGAAACATGCCAAGGCTTCTTCTGTTGATAACGCCAAGAAAATGATCCGTCGTCTTTACCAAGTCGAGCGGAAAACGACAAAAGGATAATAGGTAATATGAAAGGCAAAATGAGTAAGGGTCCCGGTAAACTGGCACCGAGTCAGGATTGGTCCACCCTTCCATCTTCAGAATGGACGGAGCGAGCACATGTTGCTGTCTTACGTGGAGATCCCACCAGTGATTACAACACAAACGTAACGCCAACCATGGCAAATCTTTCCTCGTACACGGCAAAGGCCAGCCGAAGAAAGTAATAGAAACTGTTTGAAGACCTAAAATCCGAGATTCGGCAGGAAATTGATGGTATCCAGTCGAGTCTATCCAAAGGTGTTTGCGAAACTTATGCAGAGTATCAGCGCATGGTAGGAATGATCCACGGCTTAGAGTTGGTCATTTCAAAGTGTTCTGATATTGAGAGAAGACTCACCTACCAAAACGACGAGGACGATTTTTAACCACCATGTTTGAACCAGAATTAAGCCGATCCATGTTAAATGACGACTGGCTCTCAGAATCAACTATCCCAGATCCAGAACCACTCCCAAAGATCCCCGGCTACCGTCTCCTGATCCGCCCTGTGCCGATCAGGACAAAGACAAAGGGTGGCATCATTCTCCCTGACAAGGCCAAGGATGACATGAAGTACCTGTCAACGGTGGGCCGTGTGCTCTCCGTGGGAGACTTGGCCTACGAAGACAAGGACAAGTTTCAAAAAGGTCCATGGTGTAAACCCGGGGACTATGTTTGCTACGGTAAGCACACAGGTGCTAAGTTCTTATACAAGGGTGTCAGACTAATTATCTGCTATGATGATGAAATCACCATGGTGGTAGAAGATCCTTCAAGTCTTGACCCAATGTTTAATCTATCTAACTAAGTACCCAAAGACACAAAGGCGTAATTCGATTGATTCGCCCCCAACGGTGACCATAAGGTCACAGGAGAAAAAATAAAAATGTCTGAAGAAAACGAAGACGGTTGGTCAACCATCAATACCAGCCCCGACGATAAGAAAGAAGCCCCCCCTGTAATTGAATTCGAAGATAGCAAGGGTGATCCTATTGCCCCTCCAGAATCCACGCAAGTTGAGCTTGAGTTTGTGGAAGAAGAACCTACCACCCCCACTACCCCCACGGAATCACAGAAGCCCGAAGAACTACAGGGCATCAACACCAAGGGTGCTGAGAAAAGAATCAGAAAACTGGTGGCACAGCGAAAAGAACGTGATGAACAGATCACGCTTGCCATGGATAAGATCAGGTATCTTGAAGGCGCTTTGTCAGACAAGGACAAGAACATCTCTGATTACCAGAGACAGTCTGTTGATTCAAAGAAGGACGAGATCCAGCGCCGTGTAGAATCAGCGCAAGCATCTTTCTCCCGGGCCTTTGACGACGGAGACAAGGACACTCTTGTAAAGTCTCAGACGGAACTATCAGGGGCTCAGGCTGAACTCAAGATGCTTGAGTACGCCGTTCTGATGAACCCTAGACGTGGTACTACACAAACAGATGTCTCACAGCCTCAGGCAACACCTCAGCGTGCCCAGCCGCAGAAGTTTGACGAGGGTGCAGTTGATTGGGCAGGGAAGAACGAATGGTTTGGCAAGGACAAGATCGGTACAACCATCGCCTTGGCCATGGATCAGTCTCTGAAAGAAGAAGGCTTTGATCCAAGAGATGACGACTTTTATGAGGAGCTGGACAAGAGATTGTCAACAGAGCTTCCCTCAAGACTTCGTCCCGGTGGTGGGGACGTAAAAACTAACACCCAAGTAGTAGCCGGTCAATCACGCAGACAGGCAACCTCAAATAAAGTTAGATTGACACAAGCTGATGTCAGTCTTGCCAAGAAATGGGGCCTTACTCTTGAAAGGTATGCAGCCGAAAAGAAGAAAGCAGAGCGATCTGCCGGTGACTATACCTTGATTAACGGATAGCGTGGGAGAGACACAACATGGCACGAGTAGTAGAAAAGAAATCAAGAACCGATAACGAGCGAGACAGGGATTCACGTCAACATACAAAAGAGCGTCCCAACTGGCTAGACATCCCGGAGCATGTGATCAACACATTTGATGACACAGGCTTTGCCCTAAAATGGGTCCGGATTTCAGTCAGAGGCGAAGAGGACACCAAGAACATCGGTGTCCGCCTTAACGAAGGTTGGGAATTTGTGACGGAAGAAGAATGTCCTGATATGGCTCGTAATTTTAAAGGTCTTGATCACGGTCGCCTTTCTGGTTGTATTATTCGTGGGGATGTAGCCCTTGCAAAAATGCCCCACGATCTGAGAGACGACCGAATTTTTAGAGCCGCAGAACGTACAAGAATGCTCAACGAAGCTGTGAATAACAGCCTCATGCGAGATAACGATTCACGGGCTCCTATTACTAATGCAAGCAAATCAAGGGCAAGGACAGGCAAGTCCGCTCATTTCGATGGGTAAGACACTGCCACTCAGAGCTATCAAGGAGGAAATTTAATGGCTTTGAATAAAGGTTTAAATGGCCTAGTCCCTGCTAGAATGCGAGGCTCGGGTGCCAACTCAGGTGGCACCACCCGCTATCGTATCGCCAACGCTTTCGGTTCAAGCATCTTCTCAGGAGATGTCGTAAAGCTAGGCTCAACAGGAACTGTTGCGGTCATCACCACGACTACTGATCACGTTCTCGGAACCTTCCAAGGTTGCGAATACGTCGATCCCGTTAGCAAGCAGCCGATTTTCGGTCGTTACTGGCCTGCCAGTACATCGTCTGTTGACGGAACCCCTTATGCAATCGTCAATGACGATCCTGCAACTACCTATCTCATTCAGGCTGACGCCACTGTCACCCTCGCTGATGTGGGTATTAACTACACCGTCACACTAGGTGCGGGCTCAACCATGACTGGCCGTTCTGGCTTTGGTCTAAAGGTTGCTGGCCGTGCTACTGCTTCTGCAATGCTACAGGTAATCGGGCTTTCTCACGTTCCCGATAACGCCTTTGGCGATGCGAATCCAAGAGTTGAAGTCCGTCTCGTCCAGCATGTCGATTCGTACACTTCAGCAGCACAAAGCTAAGGGAGGTATAGAACATGGCTATTAATCGTGCGGATATCGCCAAGCAACTTCTTCCCGGCCTGAATGCAATTTTCGGTCTAGAGTATGCAGCAGTTGATGAAGAGGATCGTCCTCTATTCGACATGGAAAACTCTGATCGTGCATTCGAGGAAGAAGTGCTTATGACTGGCTTTGGCGCAGCCCCAACTAAAGCTGAAGGTGCAGCAGTTGTTTATGATACCGCTCAGGAATCATGGACTTCCCGCTACACCGCTGAGACTGTTGCCCTTGCTTTCGCCGTCACGGAAGAAGCAATGGAAGACAATCTCTATGACACGTTTGCAAAGGTCAGGGCACGTGCCTTGGCCCGGGCAATGGCTCAGACCAAGCAGGTCAAGGCCGCTAACGTGTACAACAACGGTTTCACTGCTGGCTATGTCGGTGGTGATGGTGTCGTGCTGTTCTCAGCCGCCCATCCCACTGTCGGCGATGGCAATCAGTCAAACCTAGAGACTGCCGCTGATCTATCAGAAGGCACCCTCGAAACCGCAATCATCAACACTCATAAGATCAAGGATGATCGTGGTATCTTCATCGGTGCTTCCCCAGTCTCACTCCACGTGGCCCCGGATGGCCAGTTCGATGCAGATCGAATCCTTGCTTCTCCGGGTCGGCCCAACACAGATTTGAACGACATCAACGCCGTTCGTAATCTGGGCCTTATTCCTAACGGCTACTATGTCAACCGTCGTTTCACCGACGCAGATGCATGGTTCCTACGGAACGACTGTCCCAATGGTACAAAGATGTTCATGCGAGCACCTCTTGCCACGAAGATGGAGCCAGACTTTGACACCGGCAACCTTCGCTTCATCCTTCTCCGCTGGATTTCCTAAAAAGCGTTGTGTAAAAAGCAAAATTTTAGGCGTCCTTTAAGTAAAGCTGCAGTAAAGCGGTTAAATCCAGAATTTCTCAGTGTGTGCTC